CTGGTATAACCGATCTTTCCATAGATACTGGAGCGATGATTGAGGTAAATGGACCAAGTTGTGCTCCCAACACTTCAGGATATTTATGGGTAACTGATTATAATTTCCCCACAAACTGGGAAGTTACTGACAATGCCACACTTACAAATGTCGGATTAAGTTTCACATTTGCCGGCAATGACCTTTCAACTGCGAATTATGAAGCGGTGTACACTTATAATCCTGGCAGTGTTTTAAATGACATACAGGTTTATGCCCCAAGTGGGGGAGGTTGTGCTGCTGGTATTCTGATGGGTGGTTATGGACTGGGACTGGTGGGACCTTTTCTTAATGATCCTCAAGTGGAACATATGATCACTGGTTTTGGAGGAAGGGATTGCACGTTTTCACTTACCGATAATGGCACAAGTGTGACCATAAGAATTAATAATTGTGTAAAGGTTTTTGCACCGTCGACAATGTATCTTAATGATACAGCAATCCTAGGTGCTTATACATCAGTAAATTTTGTAGAAGTTTAAATAAATAATAAAATGTTCATATATCCAAAAATCTTAAAGAACCTACATAAGCTTTCATCCTTCTTCGGACTTTCTTATGGAAAGGAGTTTGAGAAGATAATCGCACGTGAGCCTTCGTTCACATACATGGCTTACCTAAGCCAGACAGGTACTGACGCTCCTGTTCCACAGGTGCTGTTCAGTAATTTTGAAAACAATCCGACATTTGCCTACAATGCAATAGGCACTTATGACATGTTTCATCCTTTGATCGATTTGACAAAAAGCATTGTGTCCATATCTCCTGGACAGGTTGTGTCTCCTGATTCTTATCGTGCCGTAGCATACATAAGGACTTCAGGCAATATTGTCGTAAATACCATTGATCTTACAGGAAGTCCTTCTGATGACCAGTTGTTGAACACATTGATTAAATTAGAAGTCTGGTTATGATAATTACAATTGATACTGAGACAAAGATCCTGAAGGTTTCGGGAAAGGTTACTTGTAAAGAATTAGTATACGAACTTGATAAGTTATTAAAAGAAGGGTTGAGTTCTTATACTGTTGACGCCAGGTTTATTGATCCTGCTACAATAAAGGTTGGAACCACTTCTCCTTGGAATAGTAATAATAATTTCACTTCGACAAATGAAGGAATCATTCCACCGATTATTTACTAAGATTCCGGAGATTATAACCGGATGGCGGCATATGATATCGGCTTCTCCAGAAGTCAAAGAGAACGGGCTGCGACGATTGGATGTATGCATCGAATGCGAGGAAAACACCACTTCTAATACAATTGAGTTCATATCAAGGTGTAAGGCATGTGGATGTGTACTTCAAGCAAAGGCATTGAGTCCTGAATCTAAATGCCCTAAGGATAAATGGCCCGTATAGGATCGGATCTTAATGCGATTGAAGTCGTATATGTGACACCGGTGGTAAGTGATAGGGGCAAACCCTTGAAAAAAACCGTGGCTCGGAAAAGCGTATTGATGCTTTCCCACATTCTCATAATAGATGAGAATTTTGATTCAAAGGGAAACCTGCTTGAAGATAGTTGCAGGATATATTATGAAAACCTCGGATGGCTTGTCCTTGAGGAGGCGTATGAGGAGATGATGAAGTATAAAATGGGACATTCTAACACGGTTGTAGGGTTCAGACCTTCGCCGATAAAACAAAAGAGGAAATGACACAGGAGCAAATCCATGAGAAAATGCGTAAGCATTTCACACCGATGAACGGGCACATCATAGTTGAGTATGTCCGTAACCTTAAGACCTCAGGAGGTATCTACCTTCCTGAGAAATCAGAACACACCAAGAGCATAGCCCATCCGGTGGTTGCGGTAGGTCCTCAAACCGAAATAAAAATCGGTGACTGGGTAGCCTTGCGTCCAATGCAGGTTGATGTGTTCAAGATGTATGACCGTGAGTTTGCCATCCTTCGTGACTTTGATGTGATGATGAAGGTCGACATGAACTACCTCAAGGATGAGGCTGACTTTAAATCAAAAATAAACGACTAATAAAATGGCTAAAGTTCCAAACATCCCAATGGGGATGAAATCAATGATGAAATCCTCCACTAACAAGGAAGGTGAATTCATTACTAAACTTCTTCACTGTGCCGCACAGATCCATATTTATCATTTGATCTGCAAAGGTCCTGGTTCATTCGCAATGCACAAGGCATTGAATGAATTGTATGATGCTCTTCCTGATTTGGCGGATGGTCTTGCCGAATCAGTGCAAGGCAAATACGGCATCCTTAATTATGCCATGAGCGGAGTGAGTTACGACAGCACTCTTTCAAAAGCAGTGCCTTATGTAAAAGAAGTGTTGAATTATGTAAAAATGACTCGTAAAGACATCTGTCAGGAAAGCAATTTCCAAAATCAGATTGATGAAATCGAGACATTGCTTTACAGTACTATCTATAAACTTGAGAACCTAAGTTGATAAACCATGAAAATCATCGAATCCTGGGACATAAGTGCCAACTTTTGGGACATCAACCCCCAACTCAGGGTTCCTGAGCCTTTCAAGGATTTATACACAAAGGACAAGTCAAAAGGCAAGGCCCAGTCAAGTAAATTGATGTGGGCACTTGCCTTTTTTGCAGACTTTGACTCAAAATATAGGGCTCTTTCAGAGAATGAAAGGCGTAGACTCATAGCTGAAGACATATTAAAAGAACCTGAGTTTGACTGGACTACGGTAAATACCTATATAAAGGCATGGGACATGTTCAAGTCCGTGCCTATGAAACAAATGGCTGAGTGGGAAAGGCTTATGAACGAAAAAACAGAGTACATGCGTACTTTGAAATACAACGCCGAGACAGCTGATGAGATTGAAAAGCGTTTGTTGTCAAATACCAAGCTTTATTCTGAGTATGAAGAGATTATGGCACGTCTTGTTCAAGAAGGTGAAGGCGGAACTATGATGGGTGGTGGTATGGAAAGCCTTACCGAGAAAGGAGAAATCTAATGTGGAACGACAGAAGAGAATTTACTCTTTCGGAAGTACCTAAACACCATCCCATGAGTCATGGGTATCTGGATTTTTGGCGTAGTGAGAAAAAAAAGGTAATTGAAGGAGTATGGATAAATGGAGTGTGGTGTCCACCGCAACTGTATCATTACCTAAATTACGCAACCATAGTACTTGGTGAAAAAAAGACAAGGAAAAAGGACAGACCATGGGACCTTGATTATGTATGGGACCTGGCTTATTATTGGATTGAAGCCCGCGGACTTTCAGGATTTGAGAAGATCGGGGATGTTGATGACATACGTTCATTTTTAAGACAAAGACATGCGGAAGACCTCGGAAAACCATTATACAACAGACAATCCCGCAACTTGCTTGTTATGGGCCCTCGTGGGTGGGGCAAGTCTTATTGGGCTGCTAATATCGCTGCTCACGAGTATCTTACCGACGGACAACGGGAATATGTACCAGGAGAAATTCCAAAAGAAACGGCCGAGATCATGCTCAGCGCCTACAATGCTCCCTACGTCAATGACCTCATTACAAAAATACAGGACGTCCTGAACAATTATCCCGGTGGCATGGAAGTCAACGGGATTTACTATCCTCCGCCATTTACTAAAACATTGTCTGGTACATGGACAATTGGTAAAAAAGTTGAGAATTACTATAAGAAAAAAATAGGTGGTAAATGGCAATGGGTAGGAACAAGGTCCTGCTTCAAACCGCGTGTCTATAAGGACAAACCATTGGCAGGTGTCGGAGGTCGTAACACCTTGAAGATAGGCGAAGAGATCGGGGTTTGGGAAAACCTTATCGAATCACATTTTGCCGACGAGAACACACAGCGTCTTAACAACTACAAGTTTGGATCAACCATGTACATTGGTACTGGTGGTGACATGGTGGGCGGAGGTACCCTTGCGGCCCAGAAAATGTTCTATGATCCTGAGACTTATGACTGTCTGGTGTTTGACGATACGTATGAGAACCGTGGAAAGATCGCCTTGTTCTTTCCATCGACATATACCAAGATAAACTACAAGGATCCGTTAGGTAATACCAATTACCAACTTGCTGAATTAGGCGAGGAAGAGGAGCGTGAAAAGAAGAAGAAAGCTAAAGATGCAAGTGCATATGATGAATACGTTGTATATAACCCGCTGGTTCCCAGCGAAGTCTTCCTGTCAAAGACTAATAATATTTTCCCTCTTAAGGATCTTCAGTACACTCTGGCTAACATTGAGACTAGTAAACTAGTTGATGCTGAGTGGGTTGGGGATTTAACAATGTCTCCTGAAGGGGAAGTCGAATGGGTGAACAATTCTAAGAACAGACCTATTCATGATTTCCCATTAAAAGCTGAAGCTAATACTGAAGGTTCAGTTGTAATCTATGAACATCCCAAAAAAGACGAAGATCAAATCATACCATGGGGACGTTATATAGGAGGGATTGACCCTTATGACCATGACAAATCCAATTCAGGATCCCTTGGTTCGATGATAGTCATTGATAATCTGACAAACAGAATAGTTGCAGAATATTCAGGACGCCCTGAAACTGCAAATGATTTTTATGAAATATGCCGTAGACTTGCAGTGTATTTTAATGCAATCACTCTTTATGAAAATGAGAAAAAAGGAGTGTTTACTTACTTTGAAGCCTCAGGATCATTACATTATCTTGCACGCCAACCTAAACTTATTAAAGATGTAGTACAAGGTTCTACTGTAGACCGTGGTTATGGTATGCATATGCCTTTGGAAATCAAGCGTTACGGCGAAGGATTGATAAATAGTTGGTTAAGAAGAACTTATGAAGGAGATGTAAAAGTATGTCATAAGATAAGGTGCATTCCTTTGTTAAAAGAGTTGATTATGTACAATACAGAAGGTAACTTTGACCGCGTAATGGCCTTAATGTTAGCACTTTATCAAAAAGAAGAGCTTCGTAAATACCAAGTAAATACTGAAGAAAAGGTAAAAACGTTTCTTGAACAGGATTTCTTTAAAACAGGATTTGTAAAAGGTTCAAAACCAAAAGCCTTTTTTTCCTAATATGCTATAGGGCAACAATTAATTTGCCTCCTATAGCATTTTATAATCAACTAGCCTCTTTAAATTTGTAAATTCCCCTAATTAGAGATTGATGGAAATATACTACACAAATAAAGCACTGATGCCGCGACAAAAGGTTTCGCGGGCAGTGAAGGAAACCACAAAATGGAAGTACGATTGTGTAAATGCCGTAATAGCCACTACCAAACTGAAGGATACCAAGCGTCGTAGAACCATCAGTGAGAGGAAAAGAAATTATGATCTTTTCAACAACAAGATAGATGAGGCACATTTCAGGCATATTACTAACCCTTTTAACATCAGTCGTGAGGGTGCTAATACTTTCAAGTTACCTGCTACTCTCCAGCCTTATGATATTCTTTTTCCTATTTTTAATGTCCTTTTTGGCGAAGAGCATAAGCGCTTTTTTAATCCTGTTGTCAGAGTTGTTAATGATGCTGCTGTAAAAGACAAGGAAGAACTTACAAAAGAGACTATCCTAAGTGCTTTACAGGATTTTCTTTTACGTAATGTTCAACCTGACCCGGAAAATCCGGATGCTCCTCCTCCAACCCCTGAAGAAGTCCTGAAGAACGCTCATAAAAGCGTGAAAGACATGAGGGAAGAAACAGCAAACCTGTTCTTACAATACTACAAGAAAAGATACCGTCTTAAAGATGAGTTTGCAAAAGGTTGGAAAGACTGGTTGCTTTGCGGCGAAGAGTTTTATTCAATAGAACAGATTGCAAACGAAGTATCAATTAGACGCGTTAACCCTTTACAGGTTTATTTCTTTATTCCTGAAAACGTAGATACGGTTGATGAAGCTTCCCAGATACTTGAGCAGAATTACATGACCGTCAATCAACTGATTGATGAGTTTTATGAATACCTTACTCCCCAACAGATTGATGAGTTGGAGATGTACTACGCAAATTACTTTCCTGGTAATGAGATTATCAATCCAATGACCATCAGGACAGTTGAAAGTATCTATAACTTTGAAGGTGAGGAATACGCGCTTGACAGGATTCCTGTCTTCAGGGTGCGTTGGAAATCCTTCCGCAAGGTTGGAAACTTCTATTATATAGACCCACAGACAGGAGAAGAACAGGAAATTCTTGTAGATGAATCCTGGCAATGGGATAGACAGGATCCTACTCAAAGAATTGAGTGGTTCTGGATTTCTGAATATTGGGAAGGTATACGCATAGGTGCGGACATGTACATTGATGACATGATACGCCGTAGACCACAACAGTTCAGGTCCATGGACAACCTGTCAAAATGCAAGTCAGGTTATGTTGGGCGTATATGCTCGGCAATAAACTCACAATCCACTTCATTGATGGATCGTATAGTTCCATGGTTATACCTTTATTTCATTATCTGGTATGACACTGAACTTGCTCTTGCCACTAACATAGGTAAGATTGCGGTGATTGACGTATCCACCATTCCTGACGGATGGGATGTTGAGAAATGGTTCTATTACGCGCGTGCCATGCGCGTTGGTTTTGTAAACTCTATGAACGAGGGTAACAAGCGCATGGGTATCAACCAGAACATGTCGACCCTTAACAAGGAATTGAATCTTGAAATGGGTAACTACATCCAGTTCAACATCCAGCTTTTGCAGGAGATTGAAAGGAAGATACAGAATACCGCAGGTGTCCCTCCACAACGTCTTGGCGCAATTACAAATCAGGAACTTGTAGGTAATGTGGAACGAAGCATAGTGCAATCAAGTCTTGTAACCGAAGATCTTTTCAGAATGCATACTCTGACTAAACTGGATGCATGTTCTGCAATTCTTGAGGTTGCAAAAGATGTGTATAAAAGCGGTTCAAAAACTTTGCAGTTTGTAACAGATGATTTACAAGACATATTGTTTCAAATAGATGGTGAGGTTTTCAATAACGCGGATTACGGTGTATTTGTCACAGATGACATGAAGGATATGGAAGTCCTTGAAGCAATGAAGGCTCATGCCAAGTTTGCCTTGCAGAATGACCAGATGGCTTTTTATCAACTTGCTGACATATATACGACTGAATCTGTAAGTCAGGTTCGTGCTGAACTTAAGCGTTATTACGAATCCAAACAACAACAAATGCAGCAGCAGCAGGAGCAACAAATACAAGTACAGCAACAACAGATTGCCGCACAACAGCAAATGCATGCTGAAGATATGGAACTTAAACGTTATATCAGCGACAGTACGAACGAGACAAAAATACAGGTAGCGGAGATAGGGGTGTTCAGTCGCCAACAAGAACTTGATCTTAATGGAGATGGAATCCCCGACCCTGTTGAATTGGCTGGCCAGGCTCTTAAAGAGCGTGAAGCGCAGTCTAAGGAGTTTATTGAAAGACTCAAACTCCAAGCCGAACAAATTAAAATCGGTCAAGAAAGAACGCTTAAGCAGCGGGAACTTGACCTTAAGGCACAGGAAATTGCTTCAAGAGAGAGAATCGAGCGTGAAAAAACGCAAACAGCTTTAAAAGTCGCAAGAACCAACAAGAACAAGTACGATAAGTAATGATCGACAAACGGATAGCCGACATACATAATAACAGGCAAGCCAAAAAAGGTTACAGGTATTATGGAAGTGACGGAACTGTTTACATAGGACTTGATACCGGAAGGTTAAGGGTCGTGGATGTTGAACAGGAGGAACTTCAAAGGCAGGTTGACCAGTTAAACATTACCGTAAATAACCTAGATAATACAGGTGTTCTTTCGGTAACAGGACTTGCAACTGATAACACCGATCCAAGGAATCCTGTTATTAGTATATCTGTTGACGGTGTGACTATAACGGGTGACGGTACTACCGCATATCCTTTGGTAGCCGTACCTTCAGTAAGTACTGGTGTACAGACTGTGACTGATGATGGTAACGGGGTTGTATCAGTGGACAACACTGACCCGATTAATCCTGTTGTTCAATTCAATGGAGTGAATGTCGATGGAGTCACAATAACAGGTGATGGTACATCAGGTAATCCTCTTGTAGCAGCTGGTGCTTCAGGATTTACTTACACTAAAACACTGGTTAATACAACTCCTTATACCATTGTACCTACTTCAGGTTACAATACATACAATGTGGATGCTTCTGGTGGTGCGATTGTATTGAACTTTCCAACTGCTGTTGGAAATGCCGCATGGTACATTGTCAAGAAAATAGATTCCTCCTTGAATACCGTGACCCTCACACCCAATGGTGTTGAAACCATAGACGGTGCGGTAAACAAGATTATAAAATTTCAAAACACGAGTGTCGATGTATACAGTGACAACTCAAACTTATATCTGGCGTAAATGGCATACTTGGAATCAGTCATAATAAAGGATACAGGAGGTACGGAAGCTGATGTAACGGCAGCCAATGCATTAAAAGTTGACGGTTCAGCTGTTACGCAACCTGTTAGTGTTGTATCAGGTTCTGTCAATGCAAATGTTGATCTTCAGCAGGACGTTTTTGGCCAATTGGTAATAGCAAACAGGTATAACCAGTTTGAAATAAACTATGATACCACTGATCCTGATTCCATATCTGAAATTACGGTTACTAAGTCAAACGGTGGTGATGCTTCCAATTTAAACGGACAAGCTGTATTCACATCCAACGCCAACACCAATGGTGGAGTATCATCTGTTACAAACCTTACAGTTACATACAGACCAAACTCTGAAACATACGCGGCATTTACTGCAATATGGCAATCAGGAGGCCTTGCAAATTCATACCAACGTATTGGTATTTATGATGCAAACAATGGATTCTTTATTGGATACGAGGGAACAGTGTTTGGTATAACACTTCGTAAGGCAGGTGTTGACACTTTTACCGCTAAGACATCCTGGAACGTGGATACACTTACAGGCGGTGTTGGTTCAAAGTATACACGCAATGGCGTACCAGAAGCAATTGATTTTACCAAGGACAATCTGTTCAGGGTGAGATACGGATGGTTGGGAGCAGCTCCTATTTACTGGGAGGTTCTCAGTCCAGACGGCGAGTGGGTTCTATTTGATATTTACAGACATCCCAATACAACTGGTGGTACAACCATCAACAATCCAGATCTTCCAATGACTCTGGATATTCAAAAGACTGGCGCAGGCGCGACTGTTCTTACAATGAATACCGCTTGTTGGGCAGCAGGTACCACATCCCCTTATACCAAGATATCAAGTACAATCACAGACAATACTTTGGCAAACATGTCAAGGTCTGTAATTACAGGTAGGGCAAGTACTGGTGGTGGAACATATTATAATGTGAAGGTTACTCCTTCAGGTGCGTTGGTTACGGCTGGACCTGATGTTTATCCTGAAGATGATCCACATACTGATGGAGATGAAGGGACTTTTATTCTTGCAGTTAGAAATGACGCCAATACGGCAATGACTAATGCAAATGGAGACTATAGTCCTATTGCAGTAAATGCAAATGGAGCCATTGCCATTAATGACGGAGGAAACTCAATTACGGTTGATGGTACAGTAACCGTTACTCAAAGTGGAACTTGGAATATAAACAATATATCAGGAACAGTAAGTCTTCCAACTGGAGCAGCCACTGAAACAACATTATCATCATTAAATACTAAGTTCACGGCTGTAACAAGGACTCCAAGTCTGACAAGAGCGACTGGTTCAGGTACAATCTCAGCAGGAGCAAGATCAATATCTGTATATAATGCAGGATTGGCTGCAGGAAGTATTCTTGGTGTTGCGGGAAACATATTACCTGGAGAAGCATTTGACTTTTCAGCAGGCGGAGAAGATGATACCTTGGCAGCTTTTGCATATGATGGAACAGGTACAACATTGGTCATAACAACAATAGTTTAAGGCATGTCATTAACAGCTATAAAAAACCTACTTAAAGGATTTGTAATATTTAAAAACAATGGTACAGCTGTTAATAGCGTTGACCGCAGAAATTTAAATATCATACCTGGTACAAATATATCTGTATCTGCTGTTGACAATTCAGGTTCTAATCAAGTTGATGTTACAATCAATGCAACAGGAGGTTCGGGTACGGTCACTTCGATAGCTACGAGCAGTCCTATAACGGGCGGCACTATTACTACTAGCGGAACCATTGGAATCAATGATGCCAAGGCCGACAGCTTGACCAAGGGCGCTTCCACATTCAAGGACTCCGACTTTGATGACAATGGTGCAGGACTGATAAGCATCGACTACACCAACGGTCAGTCGGCAAACACGACAACAAAGGGATTCCTGACATCCACTGATTGGAACACATTCAATGGAAAGCAGGATTTATTGGTCAGTGGTACTAACATCAAGACCGTTAATGGAGCTACCTTGCTTGGTAGTGGTAATTTGACTACTCTTGGCTACACCTTGTCGGTTCAAGCCTTGACCTCATCGCCTGCTGATGGAGCAACGATTTATTTTGGCAATCTTCCCAAGGCTCCTGTTACTACTGCTAACATCTCGAAGGTATACATACCAAGGGCAGGGACTATTAAACGCGCTGAGATTTATTGCTATAGTGGAACGGCTGGAACCAACCAAGCTTGGAGTGGTTATATTCGTTTAAACAACACAACAGACACATTAATAGCAACTTTAAGTGTTGCAACTAATGAAAGGGTGTTTAGCAATTCATCCTTAAACATTGCCGTAGTTGCAGGAGACTACTTCGAGATTAAATTCATTAACCCGACATGGGCAACCAATCCGCTGACCACTATTTTTGGCGGTTATATTTATATAGATTAACATGACACTTCAACAGAACCAACGCGAAATAGTATCATTTGACATTTGGAAGGAAGGAATTTTTCATCCTGTGAATGTTCTTAGATTATCAATGTACAGCGGATATGACTTCATAGCTTCACCTGGCTCGGTCCATTACGACTTGATTCACCACGAGGAGGATGTTGATGGCAGCATCTATGAGGAGATAGTGGCTGATGGTAATGTACCTTTGACATTCGCCCTAGTAGCCAGTTGGGGTGCGGATGACCAGCCTATATTCGATTATATAGCACAGGAATTATCAATTACCTTAATATAAACAAAAATGAAAACAAACAAATTCTTCTTACTGGCAACCTTTACATTACTAATGCTGGGTTTTACAATCGTATCATGCGAAAAATCTGAAACCATTCCAAGTGAAATTACGTCAGGAGTGTTGGACAAAAAAGGCGGAAATGGTGGAGGTGGTAACAACCCCAACACTCCAAACTATAATCCTTGTGCTAATTATGTGATCTATCCTGCGGAATATCCTGCCTCTACTGATTGGAACATATCAGTGGATACCACTACCTGTGGATTTGTGATTATCCGTTGGGATAACCAACCAGGGTTTATCGCGTATAATGACAGTTGTAATGCTGTACACGGTAAATACTTTGTAAACATTACTCCCCGTGCCACTTCTTGTGCCGGTAGTGCTGTTACAACAAACGCCTTTTATTACCAATTGGGATCAGGATGTTCAATGTGGCCTAACAATACGTACACGGTTAATTTAACATGGGTTAAAAGGGATACTGTAGCACAGAAAAACATTTGGTATACATCAACAATAAAAACATTTGTAACTGGAAAAAGGGCTGGGTTTTTAGGAACTTGTCCTTAAAATGCTATAGGAGGTCTGCAAAATTTATACGTATCTATTGTTTGACGTATAATACGTTATAATTTTGCATATTACCATATTATGTGAAGAAAGCTAATCAAGAAAAGAAAATAATATGAGCACAAACAATGAAGTAAAACTGGACTTCTCCGCGCTGGATAAGATCTCAGTGCCAGAAGTAGAAAGTATCGAAGCCTTTGAAAATAAGGTAGATACAGAAGAACTCAAGGAAAGCGTCCTTGAAGAAATGGGTGAAAACATTCCTGAAGAGGAGTTTGACCCTAATGATACCCCGGAAGACTTGTCTACTGACAGTCATTTGAATGAGCCTGGTAATCAGACAAATGAAGATGACCAGGATGCACTAAGAGACTTGGCAAAATGGGGGCATGAACTTGGAATATTTGATTATGATGAAGAAAAGTTTGAATCTTCAGAAGAATATTTCAAGGAGCAGTTCTTTGAAAAAGTAAAACAAGAAGCACTTCATTCTGTGCCTGATGAGTTCAAGCAGATTATGAGCGCCTATATGCAAGGCGTCCCATTAGCTGAACTTTTGAATTCAAAAGCACGTGAAGAAAGTTTTGAAATGCTGTCTGATGAAACTGTTGCAGAAAATGAAACACTTCAGGAACACCTTGTAAAACAATGGCTTTCCCTTCAGGATTATGAACCTGAAGAGATTGACGAAAAAGTTGAAGCGTATCGTGAAGGTTTACTACTTGAGAAAGAAGCTAAAACAGCTTTAAAAAAACTTAAGAAGTATGAATCAGCATATCAGGAAAAACTTGCATATCAAGCTGAAATACAAAGAAAACAGCAAGAACACCAATATAAAGCTGTGATTGATGATTTAAAAACCACTATTCAGTCAGCTGATACATTTATCCCAGGAGTTTCAATGGGCAACAATGAAAAGGAAAAGCTCTTTGCTGCTATTACAAAACGTGATAGGGATGGACGTACAGAACTTGAAAAAAGAATGGCTACAAAAGAAATGCAATTGGCAGTAGCTCAATTTGTACTTCAACTTGAAGGAAAAGTTGAAGCTGTTGAAAGAAAAGCATTGACAAAAGCCACTAAACAAACTAAAGAAACCCTCAATTCGAATACCAATAGTGCCAAATCAAAATCTTCTGTTGACTTATCAGTTATCAGACAGGCTTTGAAAAAATCAAAACAACAATATAAATTTTAATTCTTATTAATTCAAAAATGAGCGCAACACAAAAACTAAACAACCTGCAGGTCAGCTATGCCAAATCATGGGCAGGCTTGACTACAGATAACCACTTGTATGCCATTTATCAAAATGACGTACAATTGGCATCTGACATTGTAACGGAGGTATTTAACCGTATGGGATATATCGGTTTGGATACATTCCTTTCAAAATATCCCACAAAGGTATTTGACCATGATGGTGAATACGAGTGGATGCTAAAAGGCGACAGCCGTCGTGCTATCACTATCGTAGGTTACAGCGCAGCTGATGCTGCACGTCCAGGTGTGTCTAAGACCACTTTCGAATTGACCTTGACTGAGAAGTACTTTGTTGCTTCTGACTATGTGTCTTTTGATGATGTTGACCATGGTGTACGCATCGAAGATGACGGACGTCCTGATGGTACCAACTGGGTGTATACTGTACGCCACATGCGTTCTGATGCAAACTACTTCACTCCTAACGAACTTCTTCGTCCAGGCCGTAAAGTATCAAAGCTTTACAACGTTGTTACAAACACCTTGAATGACCAATACGGTGAGACTCAGTTCTCTTCAATGTTCAAGATGCGTAACCAGTTCTCTACCCTTTCCAAAAAGTATGTGGTTCCTGGCAACATGCAAGATCGTCCCTTGTTGATCAAGATGACTGGTTCTGACGGTAAAGCCGCCACAGTATGGACTAAGTGGCAAGAGATGGAGTTCAACTTCCAATGGCAGAAAGAGAAAGCCAACCAGTTGATGTACTCCACCTTGAACCAAAACACTGATGGTACTTTCACTCAGAAAGCCCCTAACGGTTTTGTGATCAAGCAAGGTGCAGGTCTTCGCGAGCAGATCTCTCCCACCTACAAATTCTATTACAACACCCTTACCCTTGACTATTTGTTGGAGGTAATGACAAACTTGTCTATCAACATCCTTCCTGAAGATCAGCGTGAATTCTTGATTCTTACAGGTGAGCGTGGAATGATCAGGTTCCACCAGTTGATTGAAGATAAGATCGGCGTATTGATCCCATTGGGAGACGTTGAGCGTATCAAAGGTTCAGGACAGAACAAAGGACTGGGCGGACAGTACAAGCAATTTATGGGACCACAGGGTATCAAAATCACTGTAGCCCACATGCCTCAGTACGATGATCCAGTATTGAACCGTATGGAGCACCCTGATGGTGGTTACACTGAGAATTATCGTATGACCATCTTCAACATCGGTACTACCAATGGTGAGCCAAACATCCAGAAAGTTGCTCCTCGTGGACGTTCTGAAGTTAAATGGTATGTTCCTGGTTCTACCACTCCTTTCGGTCCTCAGAATGGCGGAATGGGCGCATCACCTGTTGATGGCTACGAAATGTATTGCCAAACAACTCAGGGTATCATGCTCCGCAATCCGCTTGCTGCAGCTGAATTGATTGCTGACGTTCAATACTAACAATGTTTAAAACTTAGAGGCGTATGAAAAGTGAAGTTGAAAAAGTTGAGAAAACAGAAAAAAAAGTGAAGGAAGACATCCTCTCTAGTATAAAAGGAAAATGGTCGGTGAAGCCTTGTCGTAAGACTTGGCTTCACACGATCAATCCTGATCATGACGGTGCTGACATATTCAGCGGCGCACAGATCTGGATTGGCGCTGCTCGCAGTGTAACCAATCCTGATGTTGTGATTACCGGATTGACTGAAGAGGAAAGACTGGCCTTCGAAGAAGCCATGTTTCTACAATCAGGAAGCTTGTCTCCGTATAACTTGAAGTATTGGGCTAACAAGAACAACTACATCAAAGTTCCGAAACAAGGTCTTGAATTGGACTGTGACAATAATGTAAAGCACAAGCTTTGGTATAAACTTCTTATTGCATCAAGGCACGTAGCCAAAGGCAAAGAGGATCTTGCATTAAACTCTTCTGCTGAAGTATTGCTTACTTCAAAAGATCAGGAAGCAAAAATTGATTCTGAGAAGATCAATACCAAGACAAAAGCTTATGTGAAGTTCAGTTCAATGAGCATGCAGGATAAAATGAATTATCTGAAAGTGTTCAATGAAGGCGCATTCAAAGTGGATAACACTACAAAGCCTGACTTGATTGATCAGACAATTGGAAACATCGTTGAACGTGATGCTACTGCATTCCTTTCCACATTTGACAATCCTTTTTATAAAGACTATGTTCTTTTGGAAGATCTTCTTACAAAGAATGTACTTACCCGTAAAGGCGGTAAATACTTTATTACTGGAGGAGTTGAACTGGGAACCACGAAAGCACAAGTAATCACGGTGTTGAGATCTGATGATTTCCAAGAAACGAAAATAGGTCTTATTGCAAAATTGGAGGGTACTAAATAATGCCTATAATCCCTGTTGGTGAAATGCACACCACTTTCTTACACTTGCTTGATAAACAAAGCAATTACACGGCGCCTGAAATCACGCCGGAGGAAGTGGATATTTACCTTAATCTTGCTCAGGTCAAGTTAATGGATTATTTCACTGAAGAGGGCGTTGAAAAAAACCAAAATTGGGCGGACATGACTAAGAATGTTACAAAGTCTTATGTCTTTACGCCTTATACAAACTCAACAAACAAACCCAACGGATTCTACATAAATCTGCCAAGTGATTACAGGTTAACCTTGTTAGAAACAGCAACAATAACCTATCCTGGATGTGCAGGAGTTCCTACGACTAATAGAGTTACAGTTACCCCGATAACAAGGGATATGTACAATAAAATCGTAGTAAATCCTTTTGGAAAAGCGTGGAAAGAAGAAATACTTAGACTTGTATCTGATGCTAACAAATATGAACTGATAGCTGATACTGGAATAACTGTTACAACTTACTACCTTGATTACCTGGCTCAGCCTCCGAAAATAGAATATGGTTCTCAATACAGCACTCCATCTCCTGATGTAGACTGTGTCCTTGAAACCAAGGCTGCTGAACAGGTTATTTACATGGGAGTCAACATGGCTTTACAAACACTTGGAGATCCAAGGCTTTCATATGTAGCTTACAATCCGTATATTAAATCAATTAATTAAATAACAACTTAATCCTAATTTTAAAATGAGCGTACTTAGCGTAAAAAACCTACAAGAGGTACTGGTTGGTAAGAATATCGGCCGTACTGCAAGTGTACAGATCACTGATCCTACCAATACAACTACTTATATTGCTGATGGTGAGATTGTGGTACTGAACAGTGCCGGGGCAATTTATGACTCTGCAACAATGAGTTATTCAACTTCCCCTTATATCCAAATTGCACAAAGAAGCGGAAACAATGTGATTGTATCCAACAAAATCTATGGTAACAAACTCTTTACTTACACTGGCCAAGGCGCCGATGCACAAGGTACTGAGCAAATCACACACATTGGTTTTAATGGAACTGCAGGTTCTTTTGATGTTTCTGGAGCTAATGACTTCTACTTGACTATTACTCCTAACCAGGATGACATGCAATGGTCAGAGCAGAAGCAAAAGAACGTAACCTTGGCTACAAAGGCTTCAGTTGGTACAAGCCAACTTATCCTTGCAAAAGCCATTGTTGCAAACGTAATGAAGAAATACATGATTGACGGTATTCCTGTTACAGCTGCAATGTTGAACAGTGCAACTGCTGTAGCTTCTGCCTCACAAGGTCAGAATTTGGCTGTTGTACACGGTTCAAATGTGATTGTTTACGGTGGTGCCCCAACTGTAGTTCCTGCAGCAGGCGCAATGTTGCGTATTGGTGCAACAGGTTCTCTTGATGGTCCTACTGTACCTGTTTACACTGTACAAGGAGCACATCCTACAATTGCAAATGCTTTTATCTTGGATCAACCTTATGCAGGTCCTTCAAACTCTGCTCTTGCCGCTACAGATCATGGCTATATAGCTGCTCCTGGAACTGACTATGGTATCCGCTTTACCGGTAAAGCACTTCCTTTCACACTTGACTTCTTCAAGTTCAAGCGTACAAACTTCACTGTTCAAATGAAAGGCTTTGGTACTACTCCTTTGACCAAGACACAGAACACTACTTATGGCCAAGGCGATGGACGTCTTTGCGCTGAAGAAGAATCATTCTGTAAAGGTTTCCAAGGTGCGTTGAACCGTATGACTGTACCATTGCCAGCTATCACCATTGATTCAAACTATGGTACTACAACTTCAATAAACACCACTTATGCTGATGCATTTGTGACTGCAGCCCAGTTGTATGAGACTGTACAAATCGCTTTCTATGGTGAGAATCTGCACACAACCACTCCAAGTGTGAAAATGCCTGAGACTATCAAGCTTTTCCTTTACCCTGCTGCTGCTCAGAACAAAGCTGCTAACACAGGTGTATTGACTGCTCTTGATGACTGGATGGCTTCAACTCCGAATGCCTTCGCAGCAATTGCAGGTTCATTCTCTTAATCTTTTCTTTTAGTTTTTCAGTTAATGGTTGGTTGAGGGGGCGAGTGAAAGCTTGCCCCCTTTTTCAACATCTCAAGGTTTAAATAGATAATAGATGGCATTACAGGTAAAATTTACATTATGTCAGACTCCTACTTGTACCAAGTTGGAGTTTAGGGAAGAAACAGGTTTGTATAATTTGTTTACAAATGCTGGTGGATATGACCAAGCTATTCCTCCTACAAGTACTAATCCTTCAATATCTCAATTTGAAGAGGCCTCCCTTGAGATTACAACTCCTTCAGGAGCTGTCTATAACTTTAATATATGGCCTACTTTTCCGTCTTATTTAGACACTACTTTGTATACTATAAATGGAACTGATCTAGGTTATCCTGACAATAAGATTGCAGATGGAATCTATCAAGCCGTTTATACAATAGCAGGTGCTCCTGATTTAGAATATACGGTAAGTAAATATTTTTTGTTTACATGTCAAATTGAATGCTGCATTACAAAACTTTATTCAAAAGTTACACCGGAAAGTTTGTGTAAAAACTGTGATTCTCCGGACTATCTTAAAGCCGCATTAGAGGCAGAAGGATATGTATGTGCTGCCAAGAATGCAATGTCTTGTGGCAAGTTGAATCTTGTAAAAACGTTTCTTGCCAAAGCCGAATCTGTTTGTGCAAACTTAAACTGCAAATGCTGCTAAGATGGCCTTAGGATATACAAAAGAGGATCTTGAAAAAATATCGATAAGGCTTCAATGCTGTGCAGTGGATGCTGCAAAAGAAGCTTTGACTGCTGAAATGTTCCTCGATGCTTCTAAAAAAGAATGCGCCTGGAATAAGTTCAAATTTATTCAGAAAACTTCTGACGTACTTTCAAAGTACATTCCAGGTGGGATGTATACTTATGAAAACCCATATGAAATCATTGAGGTAATTGATACCAATCTTGATGTATCGCCTGGTACTGGATTCATATTACGGGACGCCATAACAATAAACGATAAGTTAAGTCCTTACTATGGACTTACGTTTGTCTTATATGGACAACCTCTTGGCTCTGATTGCTTTATCTTTGTCTTAAAAGAGGGTGAGTTTTTCTCACTGTTGGGAACCATAGCATATCCTGCTCCTTACATGATGAGCCTTACGACTCTTGTATATGATGATCGTAATGATGTCTTATTAATGGCAGGGTATAACAAGATTGAAAAATACAATCTTGCCCCTTTATTGAACCCTTCTCCAGCTGCTCCTACACCAATCAGTATTACTCCTACGGTACTTAATTTTCCACATTCATCAGCTTATAACAGGATAAACTATTGTACATATTTTACAGATGGGTTTAGTCCTATAGTAGTAAAATACGATGCAGCGACAAACATTACAACTAACATAGACTTATCTCTTGTATTTCCTGCCGCTCCTTCGACTATTTATGTAGCTGTAGACAGTGTAGTAGGGACAATATGGGTTACATCAGGAACAAGCATATACGGCATACAACCTTTTACAAATGTGGCAAGTTTTATTGTTAACTTGTCTTCAGTACCTGGAATAAATGCGGTATCTATTGAAAGAATCAGTTATAGTTATCAGTTAAACAAGTTTCTGATACCTTATTACAATGGATCAAACTACGATGTAGCAATACTAAATGTTGACGGTTCTGTATATTCTGCATCTATCTATTATAATAGTTTGCCGATATATCACGCAATATACTACCAACAAGACTCAGAATATTTTGTAGCCTCACAGTATTCCTTGTCAACAATTGTTGATCCTCAATATATTGGTAATATCTATGAACCAAGGATCATACTCAATGAGACAAAAAGTGGAAAGATAATTGTTTGCTCGACTTTTATACCTGACATGCCAGGAGATCCTTTGAATATTACAATTATAGATTCAGAAGACGAGGAAGAACCGTTATGTCTTAATGATACTGATGTTACAAACATGCTTGAGACTGTACAGCATTACTGTTGTGATTGTTGTCCAAATCCTACATGGTCAATCAGTTATTCACCTGAAGATCCTTTTGCTCCTGAACAACCTGCAGAACCTGGTATTTTAAGGACAATCTATTATGGTGGATACGAAGATCCTGATTTTTATAATAACCCAATAGCAATAACAGGATTAACAAGTGTAAATAGGTATAACTACGCAGGTATATATAATACAAATACAATAGCCGGATATCATATTTACTACGCACTTCCAGCATCAATGGGGCTTCCAAACGGATTCCTTGATAATTCAACCAACGCAATAGTAGCAATGACGTTATACCCAAGTGCGCTTACCTTAAGCGGTATTGCGTATAATGTATATGTTTCAAACACCACATATCCTGCAAACTTTAGTTTAAAAGTATATTAACATGGCTGATTGCAATTGTAACGGATCATGTAGCTGTGAAAGCGGATGTTCACCTACAAACCTTCCATATATACAAGGTCCGCAAGGTCTTCCCGGACAAGATGGTCTTAATGGAGCTCCAGGACCTCAAGGACTGCAAGGTCCAAAAGGAGACACTGGAGAACAGGGAGAACAAGGTCCTCAAGGAGACCCAGGTCCTCCTGGTGACACAGGTCCCCAAGGACTGCAAGGTCTTCCTGGAATCCAAGGTCCTCCCGGTAATACAGGCCCTCAAGGATTACAGGGTGATCCTGGTGAACAAGGTCCGCAAGGTATTCCAGGTCCTGCAGGAGAAGGAGTTGAATGGCTTTTTTCTCTTTTGATGACAGGAGTAGCATTTGACTTGTTTAATATAAAAGAAGACGATTTATAACCTAATAAATAAAAAAATAAATGGCTATTACTCAAACATCCGGTGGGTCTGGAGCACTTGCATTAAGAGCGACAAATGCATCTGTAACTCTTTTTACAACTCCTGCAGATATAAATGGATTTACAGACAATTGCTTTTTTATAGTATACCTGACTTATACAAACGGATCAGGACAAGTTATTGAAAAACAAAAAATAATAGTAGGACCTAGTACTCCTGTTCGAATAGTAGATGATACTTTAAGTGTTTATTTCAATCTTACTTGGCATTGGGTAGGAATGATTATTGCGTAATCAATTATTAAAACCTTAAAACATGGGATGTATAAATTGTAATCCTACATCGTTACCTACGATGCAAGGCCTGCAAGGACCTCAAGGTCTTCCAGGTGAACCTGGAGAACCAGGAGAACAGGGTCCTCCTGGAGATCCTGGAGAACCAGGCCCTCCCGGTCCTAGTGGATGTATAGGTAATACATTAATTGTATCTGAATGTGGTAATGATGCCACGGCAGTTCCTTATGACATAGTATATCATTATAATACAATTGCAGCGGCTGTAACTGCCGCTCAATTTGGAGACGTGATAGTCGTATATCCCGGTGATTATATTGCAAACAGCAACTTTTACAAAGATGGAGTGCATTTTCATTTTATGAATGGCGCAAGAGTTGGGATTCAAAATGGAATAATTCCTTTTTTTGTTACTGCTGGAAAATGCCATGTTACGGGAGATGCTGAGTTTTATTTTGATTCAAGAGGTGGAGGATCTTCACAAGGGGTTCTTTATACCGGAGCTGGAGCACTTGTTTTTTTTGAGTGTAAATCCATTACAATGGAAGGTAATGGTATCTTCCTTACCGCTGGAAGAGTTACCATAAATGTAAAACAGTTTATAAGTGCTACAGCAGTATGTCTTAAAATAGCTACATCATCTGCAGATGTGAATTTTACATGTCCATTATTAATATGGAATGGGATAGACGAAACTTTAAATTTAACCACAGCTTGTGTACAAGTTGGGTTTGATTACCAAGGAAAAGCCGTTATTACCGTAGATGAAATGCGACTTGGAAGTTCAGGTGGTACAAACATGGTGTCAATAGGCTCAATAACAGGCAGTGTAATTTTAAAATGTCCAAAGATTGTCAATAATTTTTCAAGTTTTCCCACGGTATCATTGTTTCTTGTAAATAGGATTGGTTATTTCAGGTTTGAAGGGAACATATATTCCTCTGTAGCTGGATCAAAGGCAGGAGGAATATGGTCTTCTGTACAAGAAAGCACTAACTGGAATCAGTACACGGAAATACATGCTAATATTTATGTTGATGCCAACTATGGTATTTTCATTAATAATGGTCCTGCAAAAATGAAATTTAAAGGAAACATTTATGGAAAGACTGACGGCACTATAACATTTGCAGATGATTGGCCTGATACAATACCAAACGGTACTGGTCTTACTGCAAGGGCCCTTGTGTTTATGATTAGACAAAATCCTATAAGCAAACCGGACTTTGGAGCATCTTTATGGATGCAGGATTGCACTTTGGTACAAACATCCGAAGGAGCTTTAGCAATATGGAAAAGCCAAACTTATCTTGGCGGGGTTAGTACTGAAACAAGTCAGTATTTGCAACTTGAGAGTGTATCAATGTATGTTCCAAAAGCAGAAGCAGTTTACTGTATAGACGGCGATGGTATTGGAGTTCCTAATAATGTGAATGTAAACGGATGTGTTGCAAATGTTCCAAAATCTCCTAATATCACAGTTGTTGGAGAACCCATATTGATTGATGCAGCAATGCAAGAATATTACGATAACCTTTATATGTTGATGTAACATGACATTTGATCCTACCGCGCTTACTATTCTTATCAATATGACAGGCTGGGTCGTAGTGGGATATCTTGCAAAAGCTTATTTTGACGATATAAAAGCAGTCAAACTCAAAAGCCACGAGATAGACACAAAATATCAACAGATCCTCCTTGAACAAAGATTACAGGAACAAAAGATCGAATTCCTTGAAAAGGCAATTGAAGACATTGACAACAATGTCCATGAGATCAAGGAAATGCTTGCAAAAAACAACAGTACACTTATAAGCGAACTTAAGGAACAACTTAGACATAGGGGATGAAAAAAACCTTATTGACCATATTGTTGATTGCCTATGCGGCACTTGCGTTTCCACAATGCCCAGGACCTGTGATAGGTACTGCTGTTGCAATACCAAGCGGTACATTTGCCTGTACCCAGGCTCCGTTTCCTAACCCAATAGGAATAGAAAACATAACTCCAGTCACAGTATGTTTCAATTACTACAATGTTGGACCTGTAAACATGAGTTATCTTTTGGTCAATGGATTGTGCGGGCCATTCCCTTTGTACAACACATTGTCATTTGTCATCTATGATTCGACATGCAGTGCTGTAACCATTGCAGGTTCAATCCTGCCTACATCGGTAAATGCCACAATAAGTAGTCTTGCTGTTGGAGCATGGTATACGATCTGTTACACATGGGCTCCCAATTGCCCACAGTATTCAGCGTGTCCATTGATCTACACAAGTGCTCTTCCTGTTGAACTACTTTCATTTAATGCAAAGGCACTGCAGTCATTAAACAGGATCACATGGTCAACAGCTTCACAATCACAGGTTGATTCATTCATTGTCGACAAGTCATGGGACCTGAGTGAATGGAGTCCTGTAAACACTGTCAAGGGGGCAGGGGACACAAACAACCAGAAGAACTATTCAATTGATGATTATGACCTGAGCACAGGCACCTTATATTACAGGTTGTCTGAGAAACTTTACTCGGGACAAGTCAACATATTGGATATTACAGGACTTGTCAGAAACACAATACCTAGGGAACAACGAGTCTATGATCTTCTTGGAAGAACCATGGGTCGTGATTTCAGGGGAGTAAGAATTATTACAAATGACACAGATAGTAAAGTCATTATTGAATGAGGCATATCTTACTGTTAATGGCATTGTGCCCTATGCTTTGCTTTGGGCAGCAGTCTATTCCGTATTTGAAAGGGGAATATGGTTATGATGTTAATGCTGATAAACCTGTTCAAGGTTTTTCTGCGGAATATACTTATCTAAAAGACATTGCCACTTATTACAATGCCCGATTATTTGGGTTTACAGTGGGTGCAATGTATGATAAGTACAAATGGTCTGTTCCATTCTACTATACTGTCAAGGTAAGTGAGTGGAATGAAGTGGCAAGAATAGGCGTTATTCTTGATGAAGGTACAAAGGATCTTGATTTCAAAGGAATCAGATTGCATGGATCCTATGGGTTTGACAACATATTTACACGTAGAAGAACTGATGGAAGATTATGGTCCATTGAAGGATATGTAAGATACGGTAAGAATGGGTTTGAGGCGGGTGGAAGATTAGGAGTTGGGTTTGTATTTGACAAATATCACACACGCATATGGTACAACAATTATTAAAGATATTATTGGTTTATCTTGTATTGTTAGGAGTTGCTTGCAGTTCCATACATGTAGACAGTAAAACAAAATACCAAAAAAGAAACATTAAAAAATTCACACATAAGCCACGATACTTTCATAAAGGTCCTGGGTTTCATGTAAGAAAACACATTCGTATTCAACGATCAGGTACATATAACCATCCTGCTGTTACAAAAGGTGCAAAGCAAAGGTTAAAATCAGAATCATGGCTTAAAAAAATAGGAGAAGGAGAAATTGACTACTAAACAAAATAAAAACATGAACATCTTAAAGACAAAGTATTATACGCAAAAGACAACCCCTTGGGCCACTGCACTGGGTGATCTTGCTCTTTTGCTGATTCCCGCTATACAATTGCTTGTCGCGGAAGCTCCGGGACTTACCGAAGCACAACAATATTGGACGCAAGGCGTCTGCACTTTGTTGTTGATCACTGCAAAGTTCCTTTTGAAACTGTGGAAAGACAATGAAGAGGTTTCTGCTTAATATCTGTATTGCGGCATTCGCCTTGGCTTTCCTGTCAAGTTGCAATAGGAGTCTTGCTCCTAAGACGGAGTATGTCTATAAGGACAGTACTGTGACTGTTTACAGTTACAAGGATACCTTGATATATGTAATGAAGGATAGTGTTGTCATTGACAGTATACGTGTACAGGTAGATTCAGCAGGACTTGTCCAGTTGAAACCTGTGAAGGTCAAATCTAAAAATGCTTATGTCAAGGCTCAAATAAAAAACAGTGTTCTTACCCTTGAGGGAGGGTGTGATAGCCTTGCCTTGAAAATCAAGCAGTTAATAATAGAGAATACCCGTTTACAATCTGAAAAGAAAGAAACGGTTCAAATAGTGGAGAAAGCGTATATACCAAAATTCTATAAATTTTGTACATATGCGTTTATTTTATTAGTCTGTGTATCAATTGTTTATATTTACTTTAAGGTTTGGGGCTTGCCGAAATGGTAATTTATTACTATATTTGGTAAATTCCCCCTTAAAGTATGCGACAAAAATCCAAGATCACGGAGTTTCTGGAGGAAAATCCTGAACTCCTTGATGGAAATTTCGGGCACACTGCGAAACTCTTCAATGTAAGTTATGATGCTGTCCGCTCAGCGGCCCGCAGAATGAAGGAAAGTCTAAGCAGACATGCCGCACAAAAACAGGATCTTTTTGAAAAAGACCTGAAAGGCGTTCTTACAAAAGCTAAAACATGGCAGTTGCCAAACGGTGAGTGGAGGGAATCCCTTACTTTCCAAGTTGATTATGACCAGCAATGGAATGATTACAAGGACAAGTTCTTTGCTGAACTTGAGACCATTGGAAAGAAGAAGTTTGCTGATGTCAAAAAGCCAAAGACCAATGGTTCGGTATGTCTTGAATTGAGTCTTCCTGATCTGCATTTTGGTAAAGGAGACATAGAAGAACTTACCTACAATTTCATTATGACTTGTAGGGATCTTCTAACTAAAGCTAAACAATTCAGCATAGAAAAAATCCTTATACCTGTTGGTAATGACGGATTGAACTCGGAAGGAAAAAGATACACTACTACAGGAGGTACGCCTCAGGATGACAGTGTTGATTGGAAAACATCCTTTCGTGAATACTGGACTGCAGTTGCCTCGGTTGTAGAAATGTTCTCAAAAGACTATCCTGTGGATGTACTAATCATTCCAGGAAATCATGATACTGAGAGGATGTTCTACATAGGAGATGTGCTTCATGCATTCTTCAGGAATAACAAGGCTGTGACTGTGACAAACACAGGGGATTACCGTTCATACTATGAGTATGGTGTGAACATGATCCTGTTCACACATGGTGACAAGGAGAAACTTGCAGACCTTCCTTTAATCATGGCTACGGAGCAACCAGAGATGTTTGCGCGTACAAAGTACAGGGAAGTCCACATGGGACACCTGCACAAGGAGAAGGTGAATGAGTTCCGCGGTATAAAGACAAGATTCCTTCCGTCAATCTGCACTACGGACGAATGGCACAAGATGATGGGATACCAACACCAGAAAGCCGCGCAGGCATTCCTTTGGAACAAGGAAAGTGGATTGGAAGGCTACTTTCAAACAAATCTTTTTGACAAGTGACAAATGATAAAATTCACGTTCAGGCATCCACAGTATCCCATAAAAATATGGGTGGTAATGGGGTGCCCGCAAAAGGACGTGCTTCCATACATTTCCACAAAAGCCGTACCAATAACACTTGATGATATTTGTCAAGATCCTGACGACCATGACGAAGAAGTAGGTAAGGCTGTAATGTTTAAGAATGGGTGTTTTCTTATATGGATACGAAGTTTACCTGAGGATCCACTAACATTTAGTAATCTAGTACACGAAATATTTCACACGGCATATCAGATAAGAACATGGATAGGAGCGCCGTACCTTACAGATGAGTCTGAAGAAGACTGGGCTTACCTGATATCATGGCTTACAGAAAATATTTTAAAAAAGCATGAAACGCATAGAAGGAGAGGACGAGGGACTGGAACTGTTCCTGACGTTACATCCAAATGAAAGAAAGCAGTTCCGCAAACTGAAAAAGAACAATAAACATGGCAACCCAAAGAGAAATAATATACACGATAAAAAACATACTCAGGGCAGGGTTGATAAGTGATGATGACAGGATTACAGACAGGCAAGTAGCTTTTATAATTGATAATGCCCGTGCGGTTCTTTTACGTCAACAGTATAACAAAGGGCAGAATCTTTCGGATAATAACATACAAACAGTAACTTGTATGGAAGTGGAACAGGCAGATACTTCATTTATGTCTGATTTTCCTTCAGGATGCGTGGTCTATAGAACTGTGCGAGAAATTCCTAAACCTATAGAATCAAAAGGCAAAGACTTGATTACCGGTATAAGTGGATCAAACTTTGGAGCAATAACTTTTGAATATGTACCTTATGCCCGTATTCCCTATGCGTCTTTTACAAGATTTAAAAGACCTATTGCAACTTTGTTTAACAGTCATCTGTATTTCTTAAACACTGACTATATGATAAACGCCGCGGTATCAGGAGTTTTTGAACAACCTAATAATCTTGGCGATTATAATAACTGTGAAGGTAATCCTTGTTTTGATTGGGATAGTCCTTATCCAATGTCATCGCATCTTATTGATGCGGTAATTCGCATGGTTATAGATGAGCTTGCCCTTACTCTTAAGACTTATCAGGATAGGACAAACAGCGGGGCTTCTGAACTTGAAACACAATTCAACAGCAATGTCACAGGAAAAATAGGTGCCGCAACCACAACTCCAAAAAAGAAAAGCTCATCTTCATCAGACAGTAGTGACGATTAACAATGGCTAAACTTGGTAAACGTGGAAAAGGCAGATACAAGGCTGATAAAAGCCTTAAGGATGCCTACGCACTTTACGTAAGTAAGATGACCCCAGGCGCACCCTTGACTAAATTCAGTGATGTGTCAAACAGAGTTATGCCTCTTTCACCTGAGAATTATAAGAAAGTGGCGCATAGCATAATGGCCAAGTTGATGCATGAAATCCTTATGAATTCAAATACTTTTTACCTTCCGTATAAACTCGGAGAAATAAGAGTAAAAAAACTAAAGATGAACATGGGACTTTTACACCGTTCAAATAACCTCAAGACTGATTGGGGACATTATCAAAAGACGGGTAAGATGATAAAGCATTTAAACGAGCATAGGGATAATTGCAGATATGGATTTTACTGGTTGTGTAAGAAAGGACCGAAGGGAAAGAACCTGTATAAATTCCAGGCGTTGCGGCAACACCGTAGGACCCTGGCAGCCCTTTTAAAAAACACAAACATAGATTATTTCGAATAAGATGTTCATAGCAAAATATACAAGTACTAAAGAGGTCATAAACAACTTCTTCCGCAATACAGCTTACAATGAGCATATAAACCTGGCCGACATGGCTTACTGGGTTTATGAAGCTATGGAATTGATAGGTAATCCAATGCAGTACATTCCCAAGGTCATAGGGCATGTAAATGACTCAGCATATGATTTGAGTGATTACAGGGTGGAATTACCTTGTGATTTTCACAGGCTTATTGCAATCTCAGTCAACGGAGTAATGGCTGTACCTGCGACAAGTACATTTCATCATTTGATGGGAAATGATTGTTGCGGAGATACTGTTGATTCTTATCCACCTGAATTGTTTTATGATAACTTTGGTAATGCGTATTCACCGCAAGCTCTGCCTTTGAATATGCACCTTTCCACAAACCCTCCTTCATTTACACTTAATGATAATTACATTACATTCAATGTGAAAGAAGGAAAGGTATGTATGTCATATTGGGCTTTTCCACTTGATGATGAAGGGTTCCCATTAATACCGGATGATGTCAAATACAAAAGGGCGATATCAAGTTACCTTCAATACAAAGTTGATTATATCATGTGGAGGCAGGATACCCTTACGGATAAGGTTTATGTCAAGTCCGAACAGGACTGGATGTGGAATCTTGCTTCTGCAGCATCACATTTGAAGATGCCTGATGTGAATCAGATGGAGGCTATGCGTAGACAGTTTACCAAGATGATTGTCCGTAATCAGGATTTCCGTACAGCATTTGCCAATATAGCGCTTCCAGGATACAGAGGCAGATACTAACGTATAACGTAACTATTTAAGATGGCCGAACAGATAAAAGATCTTGGAGGAGTTGTAAACCGTGATGTTGCATTCAGCAAAGTCAAGGAAGACCTTTTGTATGATTCTGAGAATTTCAGAATAACCACTGATGAGGGAGGTACTCTTGCAGTACGTACCAATATAAAAGGAAACTCTTTCATATTGAGTATTCCTGACACACAAGCTGAAGTGGAGATAATCCTTTTGGATACTCTTGTAATAGGGGAAGTTTATCAGATTGATTTTACAGTTACAAACTCGACTACCTTAGTCACATCGACTGTAACCTTGTATTGCACTTATACAAGCATAGAAAGTTTTTACAATTCCCTGAAAACAAGTCTGCTTCCATACACCACTAATCCTTCAAACGCATTGTACGGCGCTGAAGTGCTGCTTACCTTGAACTTTACAAAGCTCATTGTACGTGGGGATCTTGAAAACCTTGTCTCTGTTTCAATGACAGCCCTGGGTACATCCACTGATGTAAGTTCAAGTCTGTTTCTAGAGATAGTCAGGGAACCACAATCCGCATTGAAGATAATAGGATGGTGTACAATAAGAGATACCATTTACCTTCTTACAACAAATGGTACTTTCAATCCTGATATTGATCCTGCGCCATACGTGTCATTGGGACAATGGTGGAGACTTGACTATGACAAGTCATTGTCTCCCGCTGATCCTTCACACTACATTTTGAAGTTGGTTTACAACAACTTTATGAATGTCACTATTCAGCGTCCAGTGGCTAATCCTGGAATGATTGAAGGAAGGTATGAGAATGAGAACATACAGAAGATATACTGGACCGATAATTTCAATGTGCCTCGTCAGATAAACGTCGCACCTTCCCGTGATGCCATCACAGCGGCACTTACTGTGGATCAGTTGAATCTCCTGCCTGCATTGAACATGGAGCTTCCAAGAATAGTCGAGATAGGAAGTGGAAGTCTTTATGCTGGAGTTTACTTTGTAATCTACAGATTGAAGAACCTGAATGGTTCAGAGACTAGGTTTAGCCGTCCATCCCAACCATTTCCAATAATTGACGCTACTGAAGGAGCAAGTACTTTGTCAATGGGATATTATCCTAACGCAATAGTGGATTCTACAACAGGCGTTGTGACTGGAAAATCCATGCGTGTCAGGATTGACAACATCAATACTGAATATTCCACAATAGAACTGGCTACTATCTGGTATAAAAACAATGTGGATTTACCGGAAATACGTGTGGTAAAAGAACTTTCAATTCCTGCAAACGGCAAGATTGATACCTTCATCACAGGAGCTGAAGACAAAGTGGTGATCACTTTGGATGAAGCTACGGCATTTACAACTGCGATCCGCAGATGCAAAACCCTGGCGGCAAAGAAGCAGACACTGTTTCTTGGAAACCTTACCATAGCCAGCCAGAAAGTCGACTTTGACACAAGGGTTTACAGGTTTCCATTGATGAGCGCTACAACTGAGATAAAGGATGCTTCTGGAAACATATATACAATAGACTCGACACAGGATTTTAAAATAACAGAAATCAACGGTTCGGCGGTAACACCATATGATGTTCCTGAAGACTATGATTGCATACAGGATTACACTTCACAGGATCCAGGTTCAGACCAGAACTTCCTGTACCTGCCTTCATCAGACATACTTGGTGGAGAAGGACCTAACATGAAATATGTCTTTGTAACTGGAAACAATTCCTTGATTCTTGACAGGAAATATGTCTCAGCTCCTTTTGCAGCCACAGGTCCTTTCATAGAAGTTGACTACAATCAACAGACATCATTTGATTCCTTGTCCACTACGGCCTTTCTTGCTGAGGGATTCTCATACACAAGTTATCTTTCACCTTTCAATTACGGTATATACGAAGGTTATACACGTGATGAAATGTACAGGTTTGGAGTGGTTTTTTATGATCCTCTTGACAATCCGACATTTGTAAATTGGACTGCGGATATCCGCATGCCTGCAATATACATGCCTGATACAACGGCAGGAGCAAGATATTCAGGAGGCGGTAAACCTTTGAGTACCATATTCTACACACATTCCAATGGACAGGTTTTTGATTCAAGGATAACCAATTATTCAAGTACTACGCGTACTCTCACGGCCAATCCACTTGGCGTGCAATTCACTTTCAAATCAACTCCAAGTTCATTCTATAAAACCGCGTCCATTGTAAGAATGGAAAGGACCTTTGCGGATAAGCATGTGATAGGACAAGGATTGTTGAGACAAGGATACACTGCAAGTGCATGCTGGGCTCGTGCTTCTGACCATATCTTCCTGTCTCCTGTAAGACCTAGGGACAATGCGGATAGCTTTGAAAGTGGCGACAGTACATCAGCGGCTGAAGGAAATGTATGGAGTTTCCATAGTCCTGAAACAGTAAGGTTCAAGGATCCTTTGGGAAATGAATTGAATGAGTCAAAGCTTGGACCTTTAGGTGTCAATGACAAGATTGAGATAGTATCAATATTTAAAAGCGTCGAGGCAAATTGGCTTGAATGGTTTGATGCAAGCAGCAGTTACTTTCCCGCTAATGGAGGTTACGGCGATACTTTTGATCCTCCTGGAACAGCCTGCGGTGACAAGACAATAGATTATTACGCATCTTATGACAAGATGTATGAATTCATTGAAGATGCTTCCAGACCGTATGTCATAAAAGGATATTCAGGAAATACAAATAACCCTTATCTGATTGTAAAAACCGTTGATACTGATACAAGGTATTGGACTGCAAAAGATACCATTTTCTCCACAAGTGTGTCAGCTTCAAGAAAAGTGATTGGAAGTACGCCTACCGCTTTTCCAGTGGATCCACCCGCATGGAGATATGGTACTCCTTGTGATGGACAACACTCTAATCCTGGTCAGTTCAGTAATAACAATAACAGCCATGTAATGAGTGCCCTTGGACGTTGCACCATAGTTGAATTGGATTTCAACAATGTGTTTCCTGATTTCAACAATGCTGGTTCAAGGCAGATGCTCTATCGTGATAATATTTGGGATGCTAACGCCGTACGTCATTACGTAGCTAATTACAAAAGATTTCCTTCATTGATATACAATGGAAACACCTATTTTGCAAGATCGCTTAATGAGTATATTTCGTGTGGTAATTTTGTGGATCTTGGATCTGTCGGTTCTCTGGATACGGTAGTATTCGGAGGAGATACGGTCATAGAGATTTTTGACAAGGTGCTTGATCATTACAATAATGGTGAACATCAGGCGATAAAAAACGCAGGAGCTTCTTTTTCCCCAGGTCCAAAATGGAATATAAGTGGAAGTTTTTTCTGTCAATATCCTGCGGATGGCGTAAAAAACGTCATGCGGTGGGCAATGTTTCCCGTTGAAACATCCATGCCTATAAGTTACAGAAGGATACGTGAGGGATATTCCGCTCAACCATTTGGTGATGGTAATGGAGTTCCAAATAAAATGAGTTACCTTGTAGGTAATCCTGACGGAAATCTTGGTACAGACCGTATTGAAAATGCCGAGTACATGGGATTGGATCCTGTTTACATACATAACAGTAAAAGCATTTACAGGTATTTTGTATACAATCCTGCAATTATCCCTACAGAGACATTTGATTGCAGGGTATGGAGATCCGAGAATAAGATAGACGGAGAGAACCTTGAGTCATGGAGTATCTACAAACCTGGCGCATTTAAGGATGTTGAGTCTGCATATGGACCTCTTAACAATCTTATTGTATTTCAAGACAAGCTTTATTTCATTCAAGACAGGGGATTTGGAACACTGCAGGTTGACGAGCAGAAACTCATAACTGATGCACAAGGTGAGTCGGATCTTGTACTGGGGTCAACAGGATTGCTTGAGCGTTATGATTACATTTCCACAAAGACTGGAACAAAACACCAGTTTAGCATGAGTGTATCTGACTATAGTATGGTTTGGTTTGACACCATGGCAAGAAAACTTATAAAGTATAAACCCGGAGCCCTTGAACCAATCTCAGATATAAAAGGATATCACGCGTTCCTTTATCAGGAAACAGATGGTATAATCCAAACAGATGACAATCCATACATCTTTCAAGGAGTACACAGTACATACGATTACAGATATCATGAATTTTATTTTACCTTTGTTCAGCCATCCAATATATTGCGTGACGGACGTACAATGGCGCCTAATCCTTTCACACTTGTGTATAACGAGTTATTTGAAGGATTCGTAGGAAAGTATACTCATCATCCTGTAGTCTACATAAATGACAAATCAAACATATTCTCTGTACCTAGTACAATAGACAATCCTCTGGATCCCAGTTCATTGTATGTACACAATTACGGGGATTACGGAGTATTCTATGGACAAGCACCTGCTCAGTCAAAGATCAGTTTTGTCATCAACTCAAACCCTAGTGTTGAGAAAGTGCTGAATAATCTTGAAGTTTCAGCTGAGGTGTTTGATACGACAAAAATTCTGTTCAATCAACCTGTCATGTATGATTTCTTTGATACGATCAGGGTATATGACAATTACCAGAACAGTGACTATCGTATACTTCTTCCAACTCTTGCAAGAAAGCATAAGACAATATGGAATATCAAGGTTCCTTCTGACAGGGTATTGGATGTGAATCAACCGATATTTGACACAACTAATCTGAGCACATTGCGTCCTCCTATTACAAAAAGATTCAAAGACAAATGGTTTGTGGTTGATTTGGTATATAACAATGAAGACAATTATAAGATTGTGGCCCATAATGCCAAAGCCATATTTACTGTAAACTCAAGATAAGATGACCTGGTTAAACAAATTTGACGACGGCGGTAAGTTTGACTTTAAAAAATGGGCTCAGAAAACAGGTAAGTTTGAGGGCTGGGAAGAAACTGTATATAGGGATACAAAAGGTATTCTTACAATAGGTTATGGATTCAATCTTGAAGATCCTTCAATACGGGCTAAGCTTAAAGCTAAAGGGTTGGATGTTACAGGAATGCTTAACGGCAATGTAAAAATAACACAAGAGCAAGCTCTTCCTATCCTTGAAGAGATCTACAAAGAATCTTATGAGACTGCTAGATCTAAGTTTTCAAACTTTGATACATTTCCTGATGAGGTAAAGCATACAGTTACTGATATGGTTTACAATATGGGTGAACCTACATTTGATGAATTTAAAAAAATGAAAAAGGCTCTGCTTTTAAATGATTATGCAGAAGCGTCAAGACAAATAGCGGATTCATCTTATGCACAGCAAACAGGTAACAGGGCAAAACAACATATCAATACTTTATTAACCATAGGTAACGCCCCTAACGTACAACCGTTTATGCGTGAAAAAATGGAGCCTATACAAATTGCTCCTATGCGTGAAATAAAATCCGTCTCTCCTTCTTCATACGAGGAAGAGGTTGTACAGGTTAGTCCAAGAGTATCAGATGTTCCTGAAACACCTCAAGCTGAACCCAAGATTGATTCAACAGATACTTATGTCTGGACTCCAGGTGGTAAGGTTTCTGTAAAGGATTTTGTCAAGCAATATGGTAAAAAGGTTTTTGAATCGACTTTTAATAAACCCGTACCGGAATACAAAAATGGAGGTAAAGTAGATGATCCTCCAATAAAAAAGAAAAATACTAGAGGATATTATGTAAGTAATACACCTCATGTTGCAGGTACTGATTGGTCTGAAGGATTAGTGCCTGCTAATTATTGGTCAGGTACTTATTCAATTGGCCCTAGAAAACATGTAGATGCTTACAGTTATCAAAAATGGTTGGCGCAACAAAAAGGTTATACTGATCTTGAAAAAGCAGAAGGAGTAACGCTTCCCGTAGCTGAAATTTCAGTTGAAAAACCTGGATATGTAGAGTCAGTAGTAAATGACTTTGGTGAGGCTCTTGATCCTACTACAAGCATGTTTTATAATCCAATGGCTCCTCAAGCAGCCATAGGTGCATCCTTACTTGCAGGTGGTTTTGAAGCCTTATCCCTACCTCAGAAATCCATAGTATATGGATTATCAGGACGTTATGCTAGACCACATGAAGTACACCCTACAAGAGGACTAGGAAACTTTGGAAACCAAGTAAGTGATTTTATGTTTAGTGGACTTACAGATCCTTTAATGTATCCTCAACTGCTTGGTAAAGGATTACAAGGTGTTTCAAACATAGCTAAAGCTGCAATACCTGAAGGAAAAAATTTGTTACTCTCTTCTCTTTTGGCAAGTAGGTTAGGCAGAGGAACTCCCATGTTTGAAACTTCTCTTCCTCCAAGATTTAAAAGAATAGATCCTATAAACAGAAGTAGTGTTAATGTGCAAAGTGACATACACAATTTACTGTCTCCAGAAGAGTATGATGAACAGCTTAAACTTTTATATGATACTTATAAAGATCAATATGATTTTCCACTTGTAGAATTTAAAGGAGCGCGTCCTACTTCTAATTTTGTTGAATTGAATTTAGGTAAGGGACGCGAAGCTTCGTTGTTAAAAGAAAAATTCTGTCTTCCTGGAAGTGAGTGCGCAAAAACTGCAAACGCAGTAACTAGTCGTACTTTTTCTGATATTACAGGTAAGCCGTTTGAAGTAAATCAAAATGCTCATAACGCATGGCATATGGAAGACCAGATGACCAGGTATGGCGGAGAAAATGTCACAAATGATTTTTTAAAGATAGGTGACAGGATATTAATGGGTAATGGAGTAAACCAATCTACTTATGTACCAGGATATACAGCAGACAAAAGTGTACGTCATGCTGGTATGTTTGCAGGAATACGCAATGTTGATGGGACTATTATTCCTGTACTATTTGAAAGTGGTGCAAGTAATCCTTTGTATATGAATCCTGTAGAAAATACATTTACAGGAATTAATTCTGTAAGGCAAGTTATTAGACCTAGGCAGTTTTTAGGAGATGAATTTGGAAAAGCTCTTGCAGATAAAAACATAAGATATGCATTTAGGGACAAACCTTCTGTAGCAACTTATAGTTCAACCAACAAGGCTGCACAAAACATACTTGATCAAGCAGAGCAACATAGGGAAAGAGTTAAAAGAACTTATGACATTACAAACGATGAGTTTGATGAGTTCAGAAATAGTCTTATTGGTATAGGCGCACAAGAAACAAAGCTAGGTGGACAATTAGAAGGATCTGCGTTGGCAAAAGTAAAAATAGATCTACAAGACGCCTTGGTTGACGCAGGATTAACAAAACCTATAAAGCAAGTACTTAACTCTGTTAAAAAAACATTAAACGCGGCTAAAGCTAAAGGTGATTTACCTGCTTATCCTGGTAGTTCAACAATTGAAATGGAAGCTGCGTTATTATCTAAAGAAAAAAACATTCCTTTAAATGAAGCTATTAATGAAGTAGCTGCAAGATATGAACCAAAACCTAGATTTACCTTGTCAACCCCTGAAGCTTCTAAAGGAATATTTAGACAGAAGTTTCAAACTTCAACAGATAGATTATCAGGTGTAAACTCTGACATTGTAGGTGAACCTATTGGAAATGCATTAGGACAAATGGCTGAGAATTACAATAAGATTAAACGTGCATATCCTAATGCAACTCCAAGACAATTAATAGATCTTACAACCTTGATGTGGAACAGTCCAGGCAAAGCATTAAATTCCTCATTGGTTGATTTTTATATGTTTGGTAAGAACAACCCTAATCCTGCAAAGTTCAAGTTTGATTATGTTGACAAGATAAACAAGTTTAAAGATGACTTATTAGATATTCGTCCTCAATCAGTTGAGCCTCATTATGAATTCTTTAGAAACAGTGCTTATCCTGAAATACAATATAAGGATGGAGGACTGACTCTTCCATATTGGAAAGACCTTGACAAACAATATTATATAAACAGCGATCGTACTCCACGTGAATATGGTTCAGGAGGATGGACTGATTTAAATAGGCGTTATGGATATTACGGACAATACCCAGGTTATAAAAATGGAGGACCCACAGGTACTGGATCAAGTCAGACTGATGATAAAATAGTGTATGAGCCTTATGTAGGTCCAGAGGAAGAACAAAAACCTGGAGTTGTAAGACCATATGGTACCAACGCACAAGGAGAGACAGTATATCGTCCTACCACAGGCTACTATCTTCCTGAGGTGGAAGTGAGTACAGACAGACCTGATACCTATAACAATTATTTCCTAGACAAAAACAGAGATGCAGGACTTGCCTATAGCATGTTCATGCTTCCTGCAGATTATGCGTTAGGTTTTCTCCAGGCATATGCTACAAAACTACTTACAGGCAAGTACCAGCTTCCGTCAGAAGCAATGGGTATTGATCCTGCAGTCAGTCCTATAAAGGCAATTGCAGCTAATGCCATATTTGATCCTGTAAATCTTTTAGGAGTTGGTTTATTGAATAAGGAAAAAGCGTTGGCTGCTCTAGCCTCTAGTAAGGAATCAGGAATGCTTTCCAATGCTTATAAATATAATCCTTGGGCATTTAAACCTAATCCTGAAGCTTACTATAGAGGAATTGGAAAAGCAGGAATGGACGATGCACTTACTACAGGTGTTTTACGACCAAATAGAACAGGAAAAGGGTTAACAAATAATACTACCTATGATGCAGTATTTTTTGACAAAGGTAGAACAGGATTAGCAAATGCTTTGGGTGAAGGTAATATTGCTGAGGTAAGAGATATAGCTATGAAAGAATTTTCTCCTAATCATATGGGAGTAGCTGCTTTTGATGAAAATACAGGAAAATTCTTAAGTGAAGTTCCTTTAGGGGATAATACAAAATTATTAAAAAAAGATTGGCTAAGAGGATACAAGGAAGTTCCTAAAAAAGAAGATGGAGGAACAATTTATGGACTGGGAAGCCATGTAGCACACGGTGGTCCTACTTGGCCTGAGTATGCCATGGGACTTGACAGTGGCGCCACTTTACACCAGACTTTGGATGCATTAAGAGGCAATCCACAACCTAAGATCCTAGACACATCCGCTCAAGGCAATGTGCCAAAGAAGGCTGTATATCCGTCTTACTATGACCAGGGAGTAAAGAAGTATTCTTTGCCTGAAGAAGGAAGAAGTCTTTATGGAAAAGGAGGAATGATCAAACGTGCGGATGGTTCATATTCACGCCGTGGGTTATGGGACAACATCCGTGCAAACAAAGGATCAGGTAAGAAGCCTACCAAGCAAATGCTTGAACAAGAAAGAAAGATACGTGCTGCTGAAAAGAAAGAACATGGCGGTCATGTAACTGATGAATACAAAAAAGTACGTAGTACTGTGCCACGTGTGGCGTACACAGCTCCATCAACCATGGGTAGTGGACCGTGGACACAGCGTGGAATAACCTTTGCGGATGGTTCATACATTGGAATACTTCCTATGACTAATACAAGTGTTCCGGCGCCAAGATATAACAAGACTCCAGATAAAGCCGTCATGCCTGTGGTTTATGCCAATGAACCCAATACTCCTGATTGGAGCAAAGGGGCAAAGTTTGAAGACGGTGGTTGGTTAGATAACATTTAAAACAAAATATAATGTCAAAATCAAAAGAAATGTTGAAAATAGCAGGCTTTGAGGATACTCCTGAAGGTCGTTCTGCTTTTTATAAGAAGTTTCCTACGCAAAAGCATTGGGAAAAAAGATATGGTAATGGTGGAAATGTTATGTCATACGAAGCAGGCGGACCTACTACACCAATGGTAGGCCCTAACATGTATGCACAAGGTGGATATACTCGCAAGGATGGTGGTAAGATAACACCTGATGAATTTGTAAAAAAATATTACGGTGAAAAATATCAAAGCGATAAGGATCCTAAAACAGGTGAAAATCTAAAAGGTTATGATTATTGGAGAAACCGTATACTTTCAGAAGTTGATTTGCCTTTAAATGAAGATGGTGATATTATGTTTGGAGCTGTTTCAGAGATATTGAGAAGAATGGAATCGGCCAATCCGGAAGGTAAAGGGTTTTTACAGGTTCCAATAAACCAAACTGTTGTTAAAGAGTTAATGGATGAAGAAAGTAATCTGTATGATACACCTGAAAATGTAAACTATAACCTTGTTAGAAATAATGTAAAACTGAATTCAGTTAAAAACCCTGCCAATCCGGTACGTCCTTTTGGTTGGGGATACGACGAGGGTTCTATGAATGGCGGATATAAAAAAGGTGGAAGAATTACTCCCACTCCGAGAAGAGACATATTCGACATGATGGGACTTTCACAAATTAATGCTTATATGAATGGAGGTGATATTCAAAACATCATTTCCACTGCAAACCGTTATGATAACTGGTTAAATCCTACACCAGCACCAATGGATAAATTTGACAATGGTGGATACCTTGGATTACAAGTTAGGGACAGGGGACTGGACTTGAACCGTATAAAGGAGTTAAGTACAGATTCTTCATTAAGAGGTGATTTATTTGATGTAGAGTTTTCAAATGTAGGTTCAAGACAAGGAAAACTTTATGGAGGAATTCCTTTGAATAGACAAGGTACTTTGTTTGGAACAGGTGCTGTAGGGTTAACTGAAGGTATGAATCGTACAACAGATACCTCTTACATACCCTCACCATATGGCGGTGGTTATAGAATGACAGATTGGGAAAAAACCTTGTCACCTACAGCTGAAATAGGTCTTTCATATTCACCTTTTAAACAATTCAATCGTAGAGGTAATGCTGACTACAAAAGAGGATTTAGCCTTGCTGATACAACGGCAGGCGTCGGTCTTTCTTACGATAATGCTAAAATCGCACCTTATATAGATCTTAATACTAAGCTAAACTATAATTTTGGAAGTGACTTGATTGGACAAAGACGGCTTAGGAACCAACCTTTTTCTGTTTATGCTGGATTAGAAAGTAGAAAAAGATTTAATATGAATGAGGATTTATATCCTTATAATGTTTCATATCACTCAGGTTCAGTAGGACAAAACTATTTAGCAAGGGATCCAGGACCAAATGAAAGAGCTACTGGAGCATCAGTACTTAATTTCTATGGAGGGCTTGAGGCACGTACAAAGAATGGATTGAGTTTTTATGGAAATGTAGGTACAGATCCGGCGTTAAGAGGTAAAGAAGGTCTTGAAGGTAAACCAATGTATACTTTCGGCATGAAAAAAACATTTGCTGATGGTGGTCAAGTAGGTGATATTCAGGATATTATAACTACTGCAAATCGTTACGACAATTGGCTTAATCCACCTATAAACAAATATGCATTAGGTGATTACATAGGACCTGTAGGTGATATCCTTACTGGAACTGCTGATACAGCTTTATCAGCATTGGGAGGACAAGACATCATAGGTGATAAACAATATAGTAAGTCAGGATTCGGTACTACCATGAAAGATGCCAGTCATTACACTGGAAGCATTGCTGAATCACTTGTGCCTACTGGTTTAAGCCTTCTTCCTGGTGTAGGACAAATATTATCTCCTGCTCTTAATGCTTTTCAAACTGCTGTTGGAGGTATTACTCCAACAGATCCACAAAGGTTAATGTCTGAGAGCGGTCAAAAGGCTGCTAAAATAGGTATGGGACTTGATCTTGCAGGAGCCGTGACAAGTCTTGGAACAGGCGCTGCAAAAGCAGGGGCTACTGCCGCAAAACTGGCTAAAGCGGCTAAGATTGCTAAAACAACACAAAAAGCAGCAAATGCTATAAAAACAGCCAAGGATATATATGACGTAGCATCAGATCCTAATGCAACTGCTGCTGATTGGATAGGCGCTGCAAGTGGAGGATTGGGCATTGCGGGAAACTTTGCAGGAGCTGATACAGCGGATACCCTTAAAACAATAAGTAAATTCGGTAACCTTGGAGCACAAGGAATTAAAACAGGTCAAGCTCTTTCATCAGGAAAGCTGGATGCTGGACAATCCATGGCAGCCCTTACAGGACTGGCTGGAACTGCGGCAAATACTTTTGGATCTGTCGCTAGTGACAACTCTAAAAAAATATACGATGCAGTAGGTGGAGGATTGAATACAGCTGCTTTGATGGCTAATATCTACAATGCTAATAAAGAATATTTGCGTGATGGTGGGTATTTTGGCGGAAATATGCGTAAATTTGCAAATGGCGGGCCTACCGAAATTAATGTAGAAGGTAATGAACTCATGATAGACCCTTCTAACCCAGGAGGTGGTGGGGTTCCAAGAATAGCAGCCAATTACCAAAACATTCCTCCACATCCTGAAGACGGTTCACTTGACATGGGTGGAAATGTAATGGCACAACCAGGTAATTTTATAATACCTAAATGGGCTAAGACCAAATATGAAAAAGCTGCTAAAACAAATGACAAGTTGTATGCTGATGCCTTGATGAATAACATCTCAAGGAAAAAACAGCAAAAGGAAATGGAGCAGGCTACTCAACAGATGTACGCAGAACAAGAAATGATAAACGGTACTCCAAGTCCTCTTGAACAGTTTGTAGCTCAATACGGAGGATTCATACCTGCGTATGGAATGGGAGGCGATGTTGAAATGTATGCTAATGGAGCTGATGTTGAAAATCCTGATGACGAAAGAGTACGTATTGCTCGTGAATATTTAAAAATAGACAGAGAATTTTTTCGTGAGCAGCGTGCTAAACATAAACAAATGTGGCTAAAGGATTGGGAAAAAGATAATCCTGGTCAAGGGCGTAAAAAATATAACGACTATTGGTACGGTGATGCACTGTATGAAGGTGGTATAAAAAACGCATATAAAAAAGACATTAAAGAATCCAGACAAAGATTAAAAGAAGCCAAACAAGACAGGAGAGAAAATAGACAAGAAGCCCGACAAGAGGCCAGACAAGACAGAAGAGAAGACAGAGAAATAAAAAGAGAGGCGATTGAAAAGGCTAAAAGGGAACAACAAGCTAAAATTGCTCCTGTAAAAACAAGATTGGAAGAATCTAAAGAGGCTATTAAAAATAAATGGCGTGGAAGAAAAGAAGCTTATGATGACCAACGAAGACAGCAAAGAGATGCTGATGAGTTAACACCTGAATGGGCTTATGATAAAAACTGGCGTAGAGAATGGAGACGGGAATGGCGTGAAGAAAAGCGTAAGAATAAAGATGCTTTGGCGCAAGAACGTCAAAAACTTAGAGAACAAAGGTTAAAAGCAAAACAAGATCCTACAGATAAGAAGCTAAAGGATCCAAATGCACCTGGTGCAGGAATGTTTGAGCAATCTGCTTTTGAAAAAGCCCTTCCATATGTAGGACCTCTTGTGGGACTTGGTTACAGTTTATTTGAAAAACCCTTTACGCTTAATGCAAAGGATTATGAAGTTACTGACAGGGTAAAACCATATGAAGATACGTATGTGCCTGACTATGATTTATATAACACAGCTAAGTATCAAATGAGACAAGCTGCAGGTTCAAGCCCCGCTTATCTTGCATCACTGCAAGGAATCTACAACAGGTTTGCAAAAGGTACAGCTGAGGAAAGGCGTAAGGTCAAAGAAGCTAATCAAGCCCGTAAGATGGCAGCTGATGTTGAGAACCTGAAGATCCAACAAGAAAATGCAAAGACAAGAATGACTGTTGCTGATTATAACGAAAGGCAACGTTCTGAACGAACCAATGCTATTCTCCAAAATTTGATAGGTGAAACTGGACTTACAGCAATGGCTATGAAAGCTCGAGAAAACAAATTGATGGAAGGCGCATTAATGTCACGTTATCCTGCGTTCTTTGGACTTGAAGAGTGGAATCCAGAGTGTCCTGACGGAAAGAAAAAAGATGCTAATGGTAATTGTGTGTAATCAATTGAGTTTCAATAACCTTAAATAAAAATATAGTTATGGCGTTTTCAATATACGATAAGATACCTAAGTCTCCACTACCTAGTTCTCCCTTTCAATTTATAGCGCAACTTGCCGAAGGACATAAACAAGATCTTGATAAACTTGATGCTCGTATTGGAGAGACTAGAGGGTTGTTTGCAAAACTTATACCTGCTGAAGGTCATGAGCCATGGGCTGAAAAGGTTTCTGACAGGTATAA